CGTCATTCATATAGTGAGCTAACATTCTAATCTCAAGACCAGAAGCATCAACTCCAAGTAAAACATTACCTTCTTCTACAGTCCAACATGCTCTACATTCTTTTCCATATGGGCTATAGATTGCCGGTACTTGTGCCATGTTAGGATTCCTGTGTGTCATTCTTCCTGTGATAGCACCGTTAGGTATTACAAAGCCATGTACTCTACCATCTTCTTGTACTCCTTCAACCCAAGAATCAACTTGAGCTATACGCTTTTGAAGTAGTAAGAAGTCTGCTATAAGTTTAGCTTCGTGTATATGTGTGATTGCTGATAGAGTTTTCTCATCTACTATAGGTTGACCTGTAGGTGTAAACCTTTCAGGCTTCCAACCAAAGTCAATAAGATATTCTCCTATCTGTTTACGACTACCAAGATTAAAAACTTGTAGTGTTTGTCTCATAAAAGGTTTAAAGTTATTAGTATCTATACATCTCTTGTACTCATCATCTGTAAGTCCACGCTTAGATAAGTCTCCGTCTTTCTTAATGTAAGGGGTAACTAATTTATCATCTACCCATTTAGGTTTGAATGTATTATGAACTTCATCTTCAATAACTTGTTTCTTTTCTCTAAGTTCAGCAAGTAATAACAATGCTGATTGTAAATCAAACTTGAAACCATTTACTTCTTGTTGTTTCATTATCCTAGCTACACCTTGTTCAATAGATATACACTGCTTGGAAAATCCTTTACTCTCTTCTCTAAGTTTCTTTAATACTACAGCGTTGAGTTGTACATCTCTAACACAATAGTCCAACATCTCTTTAGAGTAGTTAAGATAGTCTGAGAAATCTATCTTATGATATCCTAATTTATATCCCCACTTCTCAAGGCTGTGTCCGCCTTCTCTGTTAGGGTTGAACAGTCTTGATAATACAAGAGTATCAATGACTGGTATGTGCGACAAGTCAACACCACCGAACTTCTCTACCATAGGTATGTCAAATCCGATGATGTTATGTCCTATTAAAGTATCTGCCTTAGTCAACAGTTCATAACCTTCAGACAATTTATCTGGTGGGAATTTAAATATCTCCCCAGTGTCCATGTCTTGAGCAACGATACAGTGTACCAGAGTTGCTTTTAAGTCATCTGTTTCTATGTCAAATACTAAGTCCATTAAAATGCCTCATCCAAACTTGCATCAAAGGTTATGTCCTCATCTGTTAGTTCAGATAGTCTGCCAGTTTCAGCATCATAGATTACTCTACATGCCATCCCTACATCACCGGTATATCTAGATTTAAGAACTCTTAACCTAGTTGTCCTAGCTTCATCAGGGTCATCTGACTGTTGGTTACGTTCTAATGCTATCACACAATCACTAAGTTGTCCAATACTATTAGAACCTCTAAGATGAGATAGAGATACTTCTATCCCGTTCTCATGTCCCTTGTTACCATCAACACGTCTCAAGTGGGAAACCAAAACGATTCCGGCACCTGTTTCTTCTACTAAACTTCTCAGCCTAGTCATGATAGTATCAATTGCTCTCCTTTCATCTCCTTCATGCACTGCACTGACTAGCATGTGTAGATGGTCAACGACCACCCACTTACAGTCACATCCAATAATCATAAAGCGAAGCTTAGTAAAGATATCGTCAATGTCATTGGTACCAAAGTGGGAGTGTACCCATACTCTATTACGATTCTCACCATCATAAAGCATGTCAAACATTTTATCCAATTCTTCTTTAGAAAACTTCTCACGTTCTTGGTCAACGTAAAGTCTAGCGTTAGCTTCAATGGATAAGATACCATCAATGGTACGTCTCCAATCTTCTTCTAAGGCTATGATACCTACGTTGTCGTTAGTGCTTTTAATGAGATGATGTTCAAGTTCTCTTGTGACACTGGACTTACCAAGCCCTGTACCACCTGTAAGTGTGACCAGTTCTCCTTGTCTAAGACCATACAATTTCTTGTTCAGTCCTTCGTAAGGATAAGGTACACTTTGTTTCTTCTCACGATTATGGAATTTCTCACGTTGCTCCGATACATTTATAACCCCAGATGGAGTATAAACTTTAGAAGCCCACCAAGATTCAACAAACTCTTTGTGCTTGTTGTTTCTTAGCATATCGTTAGGGTCTTTCCAACCGTTAGGAAGTGTGACGATACGAGCTTTTCCGGGTTTGAAAAGTCTAGCAACTTTTATACTAGCTTCTTGTCCGGCTTTGTCTTTATCAAATGCAATGATAACGTTTTCAAAGTCATCAAAGAACTCTAAGCTTTCCTTGATATCTTTTACTGCACCATTTGCTCCACGCTTAATAGATACTACAGCCCATTTAGAACCCAAGAGTTCATAGGTAGCCATAGCATCACACTCGCCTTCAGTAACGGTAACGTACTTACCGCTTTTGAAAAGTTGCTGACCAAACAAACCTGTGTCGTTGTAGCTTCCAGATACAAAGAAGTCTTTGTCCTTTACGTTACGAACTTTGGTAGCTGATAGTTCATGCCCGTTAAAGTAAGGATAGAAATGTTTAACTACATTACCTTGTAAGTCATGTACACATTTCACTCCGTACTTCTGAGCAGTAGCCATAGAAATCTTTCTGTCCGTAAGGGCTGAAAACTTTCCTTCACCTACCACATCAGGCTGTTTAGTCTGCGTTATTGTTGTTGTTGATTGCATATCCTTTCCTCCACATGCTTTAGTATAGCTAGGCATAAACTCTCCACAGCTAAAGCATTTTGCTGAGTCATCTTCGTTGATTCCTACAGCATCACTGCTCTTGCAAAGCGGACAAGGTTGATGTAACTTATCCCAAGTTTTATCCATGTTAGCCCTCACTATGAATTAAGACTCGTCTTCTGAGTCTACAACTTCTTCTTGTTCTACTACTGCCTCTGGGCTGTCCTTTAATACAGCTTCGAGATTACTTTGATGTCCTTGTGAAGCAAAGTTTAAAGCTTCAACTAACACATTCAACGTACCTATCTTACTGATAGTAACGTTAGCGTTAGCCTTACTCTCTTCGTTCTCAATCTTTGAAACATCATAGACTGATTCACCTTCGTCATTCTTAATAGTAATAATCATATTAAAACTCCTCGTTATCTGAACTTGGTTCAGTGTATTCAATTAAATTAGTAACCTTCACAGCTATTAACTCTGCAAACGTACCGTACTTTCCTGTGTAAGGTTTAATCTTCACAGTCACTTCTGAACCGTTACCCAAGCTAACATCTAAAGCGTTGCCATCACTGTCAACTAATTTAGGTGCCGGATTGGTAGTCCCGTCATGCCTTTCTACTTTCCTACTAAATGAGAAAGCGGGTTCATCATACTTGGCTTGACCATCTCTGGTTCTTACCCTTGACAAACCTGCATTTTCTAATCTAATAGCAGTATCTTCATCAGTCAACACAACAATTCCATACTTATGTGGCTCGAACTTAGTGTTCGGTGTGCTGACGTTAGCCCACATAGCTTTTCCTTCTACATACTCATACATATATTTACCTCCGTTGGTTTAGTTTTTAGTATTAAGTGTCATGAGTCTATCATATTTAAGAAGACTTGTCTAGTCTTTTCTGTCTTCTTCTTTCATTCAATCTATCTTTTAATATCTGTAAGTCTTCCGATAAGTCTTCCCACAATTCGTTCTTCACTTCTTGTAGTTTTCCTTTAGGTAGTTTACTTCTGATTTTAATATCAGACTTCTTAGGTAGCCAAGTTTCCCAGAACTGTTTCTCTTGGCACTCGTCTGTGTATGACCACTTGATGGTCTTGTCTAGTACTTTGGATTCAAAGTCAAACATAAATGGTAAGTCAAACTTGCTCACCCATTCTGATAATTTCATAGTAACCCTCCAGTTAAAAATTAAGCGGGTAGTTTCTCAGTCCCGAAGTAACTACCAACTCCTCCAACAGCAACTTGAACTATAGGTTTTTAAAGTGCCTGTCAACACTCGCAAATTGTGGCTTTGTTGTTTAGAGTCTGTGCAAACCACCACGCAATGTGGAAAAATCAGACTGTATTCACAAGGGAAGGTAATCGGTTTAGTTCTCATCCCATTTCATCTACAACCTTTTCAAGAAAGGATTTTACAGTAGCTCGAACACCTTGTAAAACTTAGTCTGGTTTTAGTGGCACTAGACCAGAAACTAGCACGATTGCTCGTATGTCTTTAGGTTCAGGAAGGTTAGTTGAGGGCTACACCTTTGGACATACCTATACTTTAGGAGTAATTATATTATTCCTGTCCCTCTTTGTCAACTCTTAAATCTAATAATTTAACTTTATATTCATCCTTGTTCCAAGTAAGCTCATAACATATAGGATGTTTAGGATTATCTTCGTTATATTTTATAACATAATCTTCCCAAGCTCTATACTCTGCCTTAGTCATTGGCGTTAGTTCAGTATCTTTTATCTCGTCCACCATTCAGGCTTCTCCCTGTTCTTGTTCCATTGTGCGTAGTGCTTCTCATGTATCACATAATTTCTATAAGCCACAATAGGATTATCATCTTTGTATTCATCAGGCATAGCCTGTGCAAGTGGAGTCATGTCTCCTTTATGTATGTTATCTGGGTGCTTCTCTAAAGCCTCAAACAATTTAACATAACTTGCATGTTGTCGATTGTATCTAAAATTATATTCCATTGCAAGAGCTAAGAAGTGAACATACAACCATTCATAGTTGCCTCTTGATTGTCTAGCCCATACTGTACATGGGTGGTTCTTGTATGCCTCCTTGTAAAGTCCTACACTATCTGCATACTCATCACCGTCTAACACTCTATGAGCTGTGCAAAGCATCTGAGCTGTTTCAAGTGGCATCTTCACTAACATCTTATCTGGTTGTGCTTCTGCTGATACAACAGGACACTCATCAAAATAAAATATGTTCATTTATTATCCCTTTCTTTATCCATAAGTATTAATGCAACTCCTGTTATACAGAATAACATAAATCCTATTACAAATGCTAGTCCTATTAGTTCTCCTATCACTTATTCCTCCCCAACTAAAATAACTTCTCCATGAAGTTCATATCCACTTTGTCCTGTGTTAGCAACTTCAATTCTGTTTATCCAATAATTTTCCATATTATAATTAGGATTATCAATATTGTTTTCTAAAACTCTAACATCTAAAGATTTATCTTCAATATTATTAAGCTCATTTATTAGTTCTTGTACTGTCATTTTCCTTGCCCTCTATATTTCTTATGGTTAGCTTTCTTATTTTTGTTCATGGTAGAGTAGCCAACATTACCCCTACCTTGACTTGTCCTCTTACCTCTAACACCTGTTGCTGAAGTATGAGACTGACTAAATGCTTTAGACTTTACTGCCATTACATATTCCCTCTAAAAAGATATAACAATGCCTTCAATTTTTCAATTGATAAATGTTTTAAATGTTTAGGTATCTTATTATATATATTTTTATTATTCATTTTATTATTATTTTCTTTTTTTCTTTTAAACTTGTTAAGCATTTTACACCTCCTAAAAATCTTGTCAAGTAATTTTATTAAAAAATATTAATTAATTTTTAAGCCTGTTTAAGAGCTTCTTGCTCCATACCAATACCCTCATATGGCTTGGTTAGATAACTGCTCACCATGTAGCTCATATGCTCTTCTATCCTATGTATAATATCTACTTCTGATATTTCCATTGGTTTATCCCACGTTCTTATGTCATCATAAAGAAAGTCGACAAATGTTCTAAACTTAGTTGCCGATAATTTATTTAGGATATATTCTCTTGCACATATGTCCTCTAGTTTTTTGTATAATGTTCTGTTCATTAGTTCAATCCCTCCACTAAATCATAATCTTCTGTTAATATACTTTCTCTGACTGCCCATTTATAATCAGTCTCTCCAACATCTCCATTATAATATGACTCTGAACTTCCATCTTTGAACTCAACATACAAAGTACCATACTTTATGTAATAGTCTTTGACATTGTCCCAATCAATACCTAGTTCTTCTAAGTCAAAAGTAATAGGTGCTTCATAGATACACTCTATATATTTTGGTTTATCGCTATCAACATTCATCATCTACCTCCTTGATAAATATAAACGTCCCACTTCACTGCCTTATCTAAAGGACAAAAGGGTATCGTTCTTCTGTTATAGTCTGGATTCTTACGTCCCCATCTACCTTGACATTTAACATAGTGCTTTCTTGTACTATGCTTGTTCAATAGGCTAACACTTTGTCTAACCTGTTGAAGTTTGTTAAGTTGTTCTAATATATTATCACTGTTTTTATCTACAGTCATTACATAATTTTTAGTTCTACTCATCATCTTCCTCCCATACATTACTTACTCTATCTATCTCCTCTTTCATAGTTTTTGTTGATAAATTTTCTAATAACCAATGTTGCTTACCTCTATCTGCTGTTTCAAATTTCATTGTATTGAAATCTAAATATATCCAACAATCCATATCATCATTCCATATAATTTCAACAAAATCTTTTTGGAAATACCAACGTCCATTGTTTATTAAATCTTGGCATTTATTAATTAATTTTTCTCTACTCATCATCTACCTCCTCAACTAATTCTTTTACCATGTCTCTACTAAACCATTTAAACTCTTGGTTAGCGTTCTTCTCCAACAGATACTTGGCATTCTCAAAACCCATTGGCTCATTTACCCAGACATTTAAAAGCCTTACACTCATGTCAAGTTTTTCAAGTGTGTCAAGTATGTCCTGCTTTTCAAAGTAATAATCGTTGTATACTCTACTCATATCTTATCCCTCCATTTCAAAGTTATCTAAATCTATTTCAGCTAATCTACTAGCCTCTTGTTCTATCCATTCTACATCATCAGAAGTTTTACTTAACTCCTTATAATGTTTCTCATAGAAACCCTCATATAAGTTCTCTATGTATATTGCTTGTCGTGTATTCATGCTCATATTAATTCCTCATCATATCCACATTCTATTAAGTATTCCTTAAACTCTTTATCAGACATATCTTTAACACTATCTAACATAACATCATAAACTATCCTAGCTAAGTCC